AGTGGAACAACTATACCAGCAGGAACAATTAGTTCTTCTGCACAAATCAGTACATTAGGTTTTGTAAGTTCATCGGTAACAGCAAGTAGTTTAATTACTGCATCATTTAGTGGAAATACTTTAACATTTACAAAAGGAGATGCAAGTACATTTGGAGTAGTTATTCCTGATATTAGTGGTAGCACAATCAACACAGGTAGCTTTGCAACAACTGGAAGTAATTCATTCATAGGTAATCAAATTATAACAGGTAGTGAATTATTAGTATTAGGAGAATTTCCCCAAATAAGAATGCAAGCAAACGCAGAAGGTAGTGGCTCTCAATATCCAGGCCTTAGTGTTGTTGTAGATAGTAAAGTATATCAAGGACCAGGAGTATTTGGTGCATTTGGTGTATACGATGCAGGACAAGACCCTACAAAAACAATAATGTCGATGGCAGCCAGTTCATATACAAGATTTAATCCTGAAATGGTTGGTGGTTTATTTGGTGGTGGATTAAATGACGCAGGTGAAGACTCGGTTATCTTATTGAGAACAGGTAGTGCTACTATGTATGTAGAAAAACCTACAATATTTAGATATAATGCAAATATAGAAGGTAGTTTAACTGCATCTTTACAAACTGGATATGCATGGGTAGGTGGAGCAGGCAACATATCTAAATTAGTTGCAACAAGCTCATTTGCAGGAAATACAATCGACACAGGTAGTTTTGCAACAACAGGTAGCAATACATTTAATGGTAATCAAATTATAAATGGTACTGTAACAATATCAGGAAGTGCAACAACTGACTTAACAGTAGTAGGACAAATATTTGTTTCTTCATCTGCAACAGCTGCAGCAACTGCACCTAAGATTACAGTATCAGGGTCTGCAGGAACTTCTACAATCAATAGAAATAGTATATCAACTAGAAATACTACCAACACTGCACAATTAAGTCCTGCAATTGTATTTATGAATGTAACTGCAACTTCGGATGAAATTGGTTTTTCTGTTGACCCGGCCAATTTCCCTAACTGGTCATTTGGACCTGGTATATATGTTAATAATACAACTGATACTTACCCTGCTATATTCGGTTTCCAAAACAAAGCAAACTATACAGATGGTAGAGTAACAGTATTGACACCATTGATAGCACAATCAGGTAGTATAATTACAGGTAGTTTAGCAGTACAAGGTGATGTAAACATAACAGGTCAATACTTAGTAAACGGAGTTCCAATTAGTGGTAGTGGAGGTGGAACAACTGACACAGGTAGTTTAATGAGAACTGGTAGTGTAGCAGGTAATGTATTAACATTTACAAAAGGAGACGCAACTACATTTAGTTTAACAGTAGAAACGGGTAGTGGTGGAAGCACACCTGAAGGTACTGTATCATCATCTGCACAAATACTAAACTATGGTATATTTGCAACAACAAGTTCAAACTCATTTAACGGAAACCAAACAATAACAGGTAGTCTTATTCAATCAGGTGCAGTAAGTATACAAGGTAATACTACATTTATAAATAAAAACGGAGATAGTAGTAATGTTATATTAGGTAATAATGCAATGAGTAATATAACTGGTAGTATTGCAAATAGTATTGCAATTGGAAGTGGTGCAATGAGATACGCTAGTGGGTCAAATCAAAATGTGGCCATAGGTGAAAATGCATTAGCAGTGACAATTGGTACTAATAACTTTGGATTGGGTGCTGAAGCATTGGCAAACAATACATTTGGTAGCCAGAATGTGGCAATCGGTGTAGGTGCATTAAATAAAAACACAACAGGTGGTCTAAATACTGTAATAGGTAATGATGCAGGATTTTTTGCAAGTGGAAGTCAAAATACATATATCGGTGCATCATCTGGTAATAATATAACAGGTAGCAATAATACAATATTAGGTAGATATCAAGGTAGTGCAGGTCAAACATTAACTAATAATATCATTCTTGCAGATGGTAGTGGTACTGCAAAAGCACAATATAGTGGAAGTGCATGGTCATTACAAGATGAAATTAAACTTAATAAAGGAAGTAATAAACCTTGTGATGTTGTAAATGTTTTAAATGGTACTGCGACAATAAATAATTCATTAGTAACTTCTGATTCAGTTATATTAGTAACCACACAACAATTGGTTAATGGTGGACAATACCCTGCTATTGTTACTGATAAAACAGCTGGGTCATTTGTTATCAGAACTAACCAAGGAAATAGTATTACTGTGGCATACTTAATCATAAATCCAACTGCATAATGTCAGTATACTTAGGAAACATAACAATTGGTAATGGAAACTATTTAGGTAATCAAAATATTACTGACGATAATATATTCATGCCAACTACAACGACTACTACGGCAGCACCTACAACAACAACGACAACGGTATATCCACCTGAATATTGGAATGTAAGACAATGTGGAACAGTAAGTCCTATTACACAATTAGCTATTCAGTTTATTTCAGTACCATTAGAAGTAGGATATGCAGTAAGACCTGTAACAGTACCAGGTGGAACAACAAGATTACCTGGATATGAAAACGGATGTTGGGAATTATTATCAACTGCAACAACTGGTATCCTTTGTGGTATCTTAGGCCCTGCAGTCAATTGTGCACAAAGTGCATGTAACACAACAACAACTACGGCAGCACCTTAAACAAATTATAAAAAAATAACTATTTCTAAAAATAGTATTGTTAAAACTAAAATAAAAGAACATGAACGCAAAACAAGTATTAAATAAGATAATGACACTTTTGTCTAAAGATGAAATTGAATTAACTTATGCAAAATTAGCAGACGGAACGATTGTTGAATCTGCAACATTTGATGTAGGTGAAGACTTATTCGTAGTATCAGAAGATGGTACTAAGACCCCTGCACCAAACGGAACACATGAACTTATGTTGAAAGATACAGAAGGAAATGAAACTCTTTTAAAAGTTATCACAGAAGATGGTAAGATTGTAGAAAGAGAGAATGTAGAATTAGCTGACGCTGATGCTGATATGGTAAAGGTAGAATCTATACCACAAGCAGACGGAGCTAAGCCTGTTGAAGATGTCCAAATGGCAGAAACAACAGAAGAAGTAGGCCCATTACCAACAACTGGTGACGGACAACCTGCAGATACAGAAGACGAACCATCTATTGAAATTGAATTGAAAGATATGGTTGCTAAATTAGCATATCGTATTGAAGAGATGGAAAAGAAAATGATGGAGATGGCTGAACCTAAAATGGATGAAGAAGTAGTAGACAAAGAAGCAGATGTAAAAGAAGAAGATGACATTGAAATGGAACTTCCTAAATTAGATGGTGCACCTGTTGAAACTAAAATGGCTTCAGTAGAATTAAACAAGAAAAATTATGGTAAGAAAACTATGAATTCACAAGATTCATTCTTATCTAAACTTTATAAATAAAATTATTAAAATCATTAAATTAAAAAAATGAAAAAACAACAAAATTTCACAACTGGACAACCTACAATTACTAGCACTTACGCTGGTGAATTTGCAGGTCAGTACATTGCGGCTGCATTATTAAGTGCAAAGACTTTGGATAACAAGTATGTTGAAATTCACCCTAATGTGAAGTTCAAAGAAGTAATCCAAAAATTAGAAGTATCTGGTATCGTACAAGATGCATCTTGTGATTTCGTAACATCTGGTAGTGTTGCATTATCTGAAAGAATTTTACAACCAAAAGAATTACAAGTTAACTTGTCATTATGTAAGCAAGAATTCGTAGATAGCTGGGAAGCAATGCAATTAGGATATAGTGCATTTGACACTATCCCTGCTAATTTCAACGATTACTTAATTTCTTACACAGGTGGTAAAGTTGCAGAAGCAACTGAAATTGCAATCTGGCAAGGAACTAGCACGAATGGTTCTTTCTTAGGATTTGAAACATTATTCTCTGCATCAGTTGCAGCAGGTGGTGCATCAGCAGTATTAGCAGCTAAGAGTGGTTCAATCGTTATCTCTGGTAGTATCACATCAGCGAATGTAATAGAAAAATTAAACTCAATCGTAGACACTATCCCTAATGCTGTTTATGGTAAAGAAGATTTATTACTGTATGTAGGTACAGGTGTTGCAAAAGCTTACCAAACTGCTTTAGGTGGTGGTTCAGTAGGTGCAAACGGATACAACAACCAATTGACTGTAGGAGAAAAACCTTACAACTTCAATGGTATTGATATCGTAATGTGTCCTGGTATGTCTGCTAACAAAGTAGTTGCAGCTCAAAAGTCTAACTTATTCTTCGGAACAGGTTTACTTTCTGACTACAATGAAGTAAAAGTATTAGACATGGCTAACATTGATGGTTCTCAAAACTTTAGAATTATCATGAGATATACAGCAGGTGTTCAGTTCGGTATCGGACAAGACATCGTTTACTATGGTGCTTACTAATAAAA